TGGTTTATTTGTTTCAGTTTCTTGGATATTTTCTTGGGATGTTTCAGGGGAAGACTCGTCAGAGTCACCATATACGTTAGTATATGGTCTACTATTAGTTCTTAATTCTTCAGTACTTAATATATTAGTATTTACTTGTGTGTGCTTTACCAGTTGTGGATTTTCAACAACTGGCTCTTCACATTCTAGTTCTTTAGTTTTTCTTGTAAAATCTTCGGGCTGACGTTCTTCATAGATGGTATATTTCCAATCTCGAATAATACCGTTTTCTCGAATAGGTTCACGTTTCAAGTAGCCATTCTGTTCAAGTTCCCTAAGAGCGTTTCTTACAACAGTGTCTCCGTCACTTGACATTTGTTTTAATCCAGCGATTGAAAAATTCCAAGTACTTGGTCGTGACAGCATTGTAGCCAACAGCCCTTTGGCTTTCCACGAGAGTTGTTTGTCTTTGAAGATGCCGTTATCAATGACTGTGAAGTTCTTTTCTTTAGTCACCTTAACAAAGTTTGTGCTCATCATAAGAGCCCCCTTATTTGCTGGGTCGTTATACGCCCTTTTAGGTAATAAAAAACTCGCTTTACTTGGCATCAGGGTAAACCTGTCGTTCCATGCCAATACTAGCGAGTATTTACAGTTGGTCTATATCGTGGTCTGTGGGAACGAACATAGACCAACTTTTGTTTACGTTAACAACATTAGTATAAACGATTTTTCATGTTTCGTCAATAGTTTCTGGAACTTCAATTTCTTCTCTGCTGATTTCCTTTACGTCACCCCAAAACAGACAGTATTCCGCATCATCATCAAAGCACGCCAAGTACGGAGAAGACATACCATACACAAACTGAGGCATATCAAAACTCTGCACGGTCTTACCCTTGAAGTCTCCGCTAATTACTTCTAGTGTGTATAACGTTACGGTCATTTCTCATCATCCCTCTCTGTCCCTTTGTATGTTGGTATAGGGAACCAAGCGTCAATGTGACCAACTTCATACTCAAATCTAACGGTTTTCCAAGGCACAAACACATACTCACAGGCAGGCTTTTCAAAGCATAGGTGGACAACTACGCGCTCACCATCTTCTGCCGTCGGCAGTCTGTCAGAACACTTTACCCAACCGTCGTGTAGTCTTTCTTTTAATGCTTCGATAGCCATGTCACAGGCTTCTGTCCATTTTGAGTTTCCACTATTAAACATCTGAACATGAATTGCATTGATGCAATCTATTGCTTCTTCTCTTGTCATTTCTCGTCACCTTCTCTCAAAACACTTCCAACCACCTTCATACTCTTTCTTGAGGGGCTTACTTTTAGCCAGTGTATAAAAGCCATCTAAACCTTCAACCTGAATACAGTTACAGAAGATATAGAGTAACTTGTCGGTATCACGATGTAAGTGACGTTCTTTATACTGTTTCTTGTAATGTTGCATCGGCATATCTTCAGACCACTTGCCCTTATTGTACGCCTTACCTGCCCCTATCCAGTCACAGACCATCTCGACTACGTACTTGTACGGCATCTTAACAAGAATTAAACTGCCGTTACTCGCATAATCAATCCAATACTGCCAGTGATGAGGGTTGTGACCCATGTGGTGTTGCCACGCCAAAGAGTACCCCTTCTTAATCTTCTCAGCCTTAATCGGACTGCGGTTACCCTGAAAATACTGGGCTGACGAATTAAACTCTGTGAGACTGAACTTTGACAGGTCGTGTTTCAACCCCTGCCAACCAATGCCACAACGTCTACACTCTTGAAACACATACTTCTTGTGTCTCATTACGGTTATGAAGTGTTTCATTCGATTTCCCATCACTTCTTCTCTCGCTCCTTCTCAAGTAATGCAACAGCACCGTCTATTGCTTCCATAAACTCACAGTCACGACAGGTTAAGCCCCACCGTTTCATAGGACACATATCGAAGCAAGGTAAGTCGTCTTTGAGCATTCTGATAATGTCTTCGCGTGTCATACTTCTTCTTCTCCGTCAATTTCCCAACAGCAATTATCAAGTACCTGCTGTTCATAGTCTTCCTGCACCGCGTCACGGATTTCGTCTTCCGTAGCATCGTCAGGTACGTCTACGTAGTAGTCATCTTCTGCTCCGACATAACCGCCGTACTGAATTGTATAATGTATTCTTCTCATAGTGCTTACCCCCTTACAGTATAAACATTGCTACTTTGTTATTCGGATAGATTTCGTTGTCTCCGTTCTCGAAGTAGAGAATGAGATATTCGTCGTACTCGTCCTTGTCGCAAACCTGCTCAAGTGCCTTGGCTTCTTTACCGCCCTGTACGATTTGCCACTTGGTGATACCATTCTTGTAAGTGAACTCACCAACAGGCTTTTCGTCAGTGTACTTATTGTTCTCAAAGAAGAGCACCTTAACCTGTGCTTTGGTCAGGTCGTCATGGAAAAGTGTTCTTGTAAATGTCTGTACTGCCATAATGTTTAATCTCCTTTTCTACGAGTTTTACTAGGTTTTTGTTTCTTGACACCTTAATAGTACACCTAATGTTTTTTCTTGTCAACACATTTTTTTGAAAATTCGAAAAAAGTTTAGTCAGTTAATGTCCACTTAATTCTATGCTCTAAACATTTACGGCAATCATACCCGTAGAACTCCTGACAACCGTCAGTGAATGGGCACGTGTCCCATTTGCTCTCGGCTAGGTGCAGTATCCGCTCTTTCTCACTACGCGTGCACGAGATAAAACACTGCTCATTTGGTTTGATTCGTACACCACCAAGGGCTACATAGGGGCTATCCCAACAGGCGAACATTTGTGGTCGGAATATGTTACGACCATCACACACAGTTATACGCGATGGCTCAAAAAATTTCTCTAAGTTCATACAGTTCCTCGAATAAAAAATTCACCCAACCGTTTTAAGTGGTCGGGTGAAAAAACAAACATGATATGCGCGTCTCATATAAGGGTGAATAACAAGCATTCTACGTGTTCAACAGTCACGTTTGCGGTCTAGTCCGTATAGTTCTTGCAAACACCACATATATTATACTATACAGCGTTTGAATTGTCTATCGACCACTTTTACCGTATACGCGGTTAATGTCCGCGATTTGGTTTTCGCACTCCTGTACGCATGTATCCCACAGAGCCGCACGTGCTTTCTGCACATCCTCTTCGGACATGCCGTCAGGAATTACACGCTCTTCGCACCATTCCACGGTGTAGAAGTTGTTGTCGATTTTCACGCTCATACGATTTGTGGCTTTGATAGTTGTTGTTCTAGCCTCCATATTGTTTAGCCCTCCCCTTTATGTGCGTTGATAACTACTATCGCAATTAAAACGAGCAATGTAATCAGTGCCCCTCCTATTGCAGAAATTAAACAAAGCGCCCAAGTTGGTACATACATTAGTTATCACCCTCTTTCTTTCTAGTTCCAATTACTTTGCCCATATCCAGTAAACGTTGTCTGTGAGGATACTTCTCAGTACCTACTTTCGCGTCACGAATATGTTGCAATATGTTCATGATAGACGCATTGGTTGTACCAAGCGCCTCAGCACATTGGTCATAACCGTATCCCTGTTCACGTAAAGACAACAGACGGTCAATGTTGTAATCATCCCATCTTACATAGGATTTGCTACGCGGTGCATGTGGCTTTTTAGTAACGGTCTGTGTTGACGATTCTCTCTCAGCAATAAACCGCTTTGCCATTGCCACTACTTCCGTATCGCTCATAGGTTTACGGCTTACCCAGTTCCGAAGTCTCTCAAGACATTCATCACAGAAGTAAAACTCTTCACCTAGGATAGTAACGTTCGAAGTCACCTCAACTGCCTCTTTTCCGCACTTGTTACATACTAGCACCTGTTTGCTTATCAATGCCACGATTTAGCCCCCTTTCTGATAAAATTTACTCGTCATTCTTTTTAACGTACCGCTGTGTTACCGCGCCCATGATACCGTTGCGCCCTTGAGGCAGAGAGCACTTAAACTGAATAAGTTTGTCAAGGTCATCTCTTTCCCAGTATCGTGTGTTTCGGTTACCAACACGTTTATAGTTCGGTAGCAACTTAGCCAGTTCATGGTTAGGGTTCTCCTTCTTCCATTTGTACCAACTGCCAATGGTCTGAACACTACTACCAATCATCACAGCGACTTCCTGTACGTTAAGTAAATTCTTCCCCACTATATCACCTGCCTTTAACATTAAGAATTGTAATTACGTACTTGTCTGTAAGATACACTATTCCTAGGTATTCTAGGTTACAAACATAGTATAGCACTCAAAATAAACATTGTCAACATTGTTTTGCTGTGCGTGGAATAAAAAACACGCCCCCAGTGGAAGGAGAGGCGTGCCAGATAAGAGGATTTGTCTATGGAATTAACTTCTAATCGCACTTATAGTATATCACTTACTAGTCTTGCTGACAATCGGGTTCAAGAACAATTTTTCTACGTTTATCCAACAGATACACATAGTCACACTGTTTGCACCGCCAGCCCTGCTGAGGCACCCACTCAAGGTAGGGTTGATTACAGTGGCTACATTTGCCCTCGGATATCAGTTTGTATGAATGTGTTTTTATCATTTACTCACCTCGTAACTTTGCTATGATGTATGCCAATTCGTACTTATTAAACAGTATAGGTTGCTCTCTGTCCTCCTGATAGGCACAGGCAAGGAAGACCTTGCACTTATTGATTACGTCCACTCTTAACAGTTCGTCGAATTTAGCGTCCATGGCAGTGTACCTCCGATAGTTTTATTATAAACCATTCAGACTTGGTACACTACCTCTATCTCACGTCCTCTTGACCATCGTTCAAACAGACATTGCGGAACTACCCACGCGCAGTCATCTTGGGACAGTTCCACGCGGTAAGGTATCACATTCCACGACACCTTACTATCTTCGATTTTATTCTCCTCAAGGAACTGTTTTAGTATAGGACGACATTGGGCAGTATTAGAGCACAATATAACGTAGTCCATCAGTTCTCCTCACACTCGCGGACTTTTTCAATGAGAGACTGTTCAGTCAAAACGTCAGAAATGCGACATTCCAGCGCACAACAGAGTTTAGCCAGTGTGTCGATTTGTGCACTATTTGTAGAACGCACGTCGTACTCAAGTGCTTTAATAACGGTATGGGATACGCCTGACACTTCCTCAAGTTGCTTACGTGTCCACCCTTTGTTAAGTCTCTTCTGCATCAGATTGTTGTTCATTGTTATTCTCCTTTTCTTGTTTTGGTATTTTGATATCACCCACCCAGTTCACACGGTCATTAAAGATTGAGTTACACTTTGGGCACTTTTCCACTAATGGCAGGTCTTCAGTGAACTCTATGATACACCCACAAACAGGACAGATATATTTATCACCTATACCTAATATGGTCACGTCGTTACGTTCGTGGGCGTGCGCCTTAGCGTGTGCCTCTTCGAACGCCTTATCGACCATAGGTTGTCTAAACCAGTTCTCAAAGTCTTTAAGGCAGTCATCGCATAAGTCAACGGGTAACGCTACAATAAGAGCGGATTCATCTGGGTTACGCATACCTAACTTACAGTCATCTATCGTGTACTCGTTAAACGTATACTCTTTCTTACATCGGTCACATCTGAATAACCTCATTGGCTCTCACCTTCTTCCAACTTTTTCAGCCACCTATCGCAAAGACCGATGATTTTCTGCATCTGTTCATGGTGTTCTCTGTATTCTGGACAGCATGGACTTGGAATATCATAACCCCAACACATCTCTCGGATTTCCTTAATGGCTTCTTTTGCCACATTATTCATTCCTTGTCACCTATCTCCTTCTGTATAATAATCCAATAGTCTCCGCCCCTTACTTCATAGTCTTCTTCAATAACTTTGTAATTCATACCTTTCTTCAAAAACGCTTCATTTATTGTATTAAGAATCGTGTCTCTTTCCTCTTTGCTCATTATGCGGCTTTTATAACTCATTCAGAATCACCCCACATCCTCATCTATTGCAACGATGGACTTGATGTTTCTTATCGGGAACCACGCAACTTGTTCTCCGAACTTGTTGACGATTATTGCCAAGTCGTCTGTCCACGTCAGGTTATTCCATGTATCCGAAGCGTACGCCATTTTTGTATTATCAATAAATGTGATTTCGAGCATTAACTTCATTCCGAATCACCTGCCTTCCATCTTCATCATTTTATCGGCTTTATCGTGTTCAGCGATAATTCGAGCCAACTCAGATGGGTACTTCTTGGATTCTATCTTAGCCTTAACGAGTTCAATAGCGATGTTCAGTGCTTCTAAGATTTCATCATCATGACGAACCAAGTCACACACCTGACATTCTCTATCGCAGATATTAGCCCTCTTAACACACTCTTTCTCGTTCTCAAGAACTTCGATTACTGTTTTGTATTCCATTTTTTCACCTCATCCTGTAACATCTCTTCTGTTATATACTCTTTGCAGTTGTACTTACGGTTACGGCACACAGAATAATGGATACACTTCTTACAGTGCGCCTCAAGTATCTCGTCATAGTCTCCTTCGACCTTCTCTTCAAATACGAGAATGAGACCATAAATCACGGCGAGTGCAAACAATATGACAAGAACACCCGCCTCAGCCATTGTCTTTCTCCCCCTTCTCAGGTTCGTCTTTCTTTTCTTCCTTCGGCGGTACTTGAGGTTTTTCTTCTTCGTCCTTCTCAGGGTTACCGAAGAGTGCGTCTTCCATTTCCTTAAGTACTTGCACCTGAAGGGTCAAGGCGTCTTTAGCCGACTGCGAGGCGTTCTCTGGGTCAATGTCTGCCTCAAGACAGGCAATAATTGTGCCCATTGCCGCAAATCTCATCTGATTATGCATGACCTTCTTTACGTACTTTCTGTACAGTTCTTTTGTGAGATAAATACCACCATCAGTTTTGAGTTCCATAAATTAGCCCCCTTTCAAAACCTGTCTTCGTTAGCACCGCTAACATTGTAACTTGCGCAATACGGGCAGAGTTTCACTGTACCCTCTTCACCGTCCGCTTCAACGCGCTCCAACATTGCCTCTTCTTCTGTGAAAATGCGACCACAGTCGTGGCAAAACATCATTTTTTAGTTCCTCCGTTCTGTGAGTTTTTTGTTTACGAGACCATAGTATCACATAGACACTCGCGTGTCAACACTAATTTTGAAAAAAAATTAAAGTCGGTCAACAATTTTGCTAACCGACTCTAGGTGTTCACTCCTTGTACATAGTCTGAAGAGTTTTTATATAGGCTGATTTATCTATCTGTTGCTTGTGAACGTACTCATACACCGCTAACATATCAGCGGGCGGTTCGCCGTGCTCTTCTCTATAATCCTTAATGATATCTACCACACAGTCATGTAACATCTTAACGTGTTCCATTTCTTGAGTAGATATATTATACAGAGTCTTAGACAGGTCTGGGTATTCAGATTTATACTCAAGAGCCATCTTGATATAACACTTTGCACCTTTCAGTTCGTCTTCTATCTCTTCAGAAAGTCTTTGTATTACCTTCATATATGCCCTCCAATCTCACGCCTTAACTACTCTCATGGATACGTTCTGTACGTTACCAGCGCCCTCAATAAGCACGAGTGTAAGGTTATCGGCGGAATCACAGCAGTTCTGTCTTAACGTAGCGTTGATAGACAGTGTTGTCGGGTCACCTGCCGTAGATACGGAACCATAGGCAATAGCGCTTGGTACTTGGACACCGTTGTTATAGAGCGCCACTGTAACTGCCCCAACTGCCGTGGGAGCGACTGCTACATCAGCGTCTACCGTATAGTAACCCCCGCCGTTAACTTCTATGCCGTTACCTGAAAGACGAAGATTACAGCCGAACCTGCGCTGTGTGCTACCAAGAGCAATAATACTGTCTGCGGCTACCGCCTGTGTGGACTGATTAGCCACTTGAATTAAACTTCTGCTCATAATTAAAATCTCCTTTACTTAGTATTTTGTAATTAAAAAATAGAGAGCGCAATTTTACTTACGCCCTCCGTATATAGCCTCGTCAAAAGGACGTTAATTAGATGTTATTGCAACCAAGACCGAAAATCGGTGGGAATGCGCCCGCTCCGTATGTCCAAGAGTTCGGGAATTTAAGCATTCCTGAAGTTGCCTGTGCCAACTGAAGTTGCGAGACTTGAGCCTGAAGCGCTTCGATTTTGTTCTGCGAAATCATGTCTTTTACAGACTGGATTTGCGATGTGAGATTAGCGTTCGTAGCCGCGTCTCTCATAGCGCCGTCGTAGTTAGACTGCATAATCATCTGCTTCGTTGTGCAACAACACTCGTTCTGATTTGCAAGAGCATTTGCCTGACCTACACGAAGGTCAGAGATGTCTCTAGCAGTTTCGTTGTACAGACTCTGCATAGCCGCAAGGTTATCGTGGAAAGTCTGATTCGTAGCCGCAACACTCTGTGCTGTGCCTGCATTTACTGCCGCAAGAATGTCTCGTGTCTGCGCCTGAAGATTCTGATTGTCGAAACCTCTCTGAACTTCATTAGAAGTAGCAAGATTCTCATAACCGAGGGCATTAGCAAGACCGTTATTGCCCCAGTTACCGAAACCGCCACCCATAAGGGCGAGAATAGCGAACAGCCAAATCATACCGTTCCAGCCACCCATACTATCGTTGTTCAGAAGAGCAACGTCAGATGCCGTTAAAGAACCGTCCATAAGTTTACCTCCTTTTACTAGTGTATATAGATACTCCACCCGTACGCCGTGGTTTATCTCAACTGATTAAGAATATAGTTTGGGTCTTGACCCGTTTTCTGCGCTAACTCGTAGTAGGCTTTCTCTAAGTCGCCATTATTGTTCCTAATAGCGGTTAAGATATCATTAGCCTTTGGGTTTTGAGAAATTGCTTGTTGTAGATACGCCTGTGGGTTTGTCATTTTTTGGACTCGTTGAAGCATTTGCTTCAGTGGTTGTGTTTGTGGACTCACCATACCGTTTAACAATGGGTTCATACTTATCCTCCAATCTCTTTAGTCTATTGTTTATTTCTTCCAAGGTACTTGCCAAGGCTTCTTTCTCGGCAAGCGCTTCGTCTTTGTGAGGTGTAATATCAAATGCCGAAGCATTAACGTTACCAAGACCGTCTGAAACGCATCTCCACACAATAGGTTGCGTTTGGTCAGCAATTAGTACTGACGAGTTAGGACTCATTCTTAGTGCGTCAATACTGGCTTTGCCATTAGCCTGCAATATCTGTTGCGGTGGCAATACATTCTGATAACTTGTTGGATAACCTGTAAAGTTCGGATACATTTTTATTTACCTCGTTTCTTTGTATGGTGTAAAGTATACGTGAACGAAGTACTCTCTGAATAGTAACAAAACAGACGATTTTCAGACGATTTTCAGACGAAAAACAGACGATTTTCAGACGATTTACAGTCCCCAAAGTGACCAAAAAAAGATACCCTATTTTTCAAGGGTATCTAACTTACGTTTGAATGTTCGTATTACTGTCTTTATTCTAGTTGGTGATAGGTCGTGTTTATCGGCTATCTCCTTAATACTGAGACCTACTATGAGTTTATCTCGTATGATATTTCGGTTACGTTCTGCCCTAAACCCGACTACGTATTCGTTAATGAGTCTTTCTATATCGGATACGGTATTCATGTGTCCGTACCCAAATTCTTACAAATGGTCGCCCACTCGTCAGACAAAAAGAACCCCTTAATAACACCAGTCTTTGAACGAATTGCCATCTTACCCATCCAAAAGTTAAACCTCTCTTCATCAGGGTCAGTGTCCATGATGCCCTTAAAAAGAGCGGTCACAAAATCTTTATCCGAATAAGTCTCAAACAGGTCACTCAGATAAAACTCGATAATGGTATCTTCTACACCCTTTTTGGTCATTGAGTCACGGAACCACTCTTCTTCCTCATTTCTCGGATATCTGTTAATCGTCTTCTTGTAAAGTCTGTTGATAAACTTCTCAAGTTTATTAGTCTCTGCCTTTGCCATATCATTATCCTTTCAGTAGTTTATTCCATGTGGCTACTCCGACCACACCGACGTTCTTAATCTTGTTCTTTTTCTGGAAATCTGAGACTGCTTCAAGGGTCTTATTCCCAAAATGCCCGTCAACAGTAAGTTTATAGCCCTGTAGGTTAAGGCAAGACTGAAGGACTTTTACGGCAAGACCTTGGTCGCCTTTCTCTAACACCTCAGCGATAGGTTTACAATACCTCTTCTTTTTCTCTGGTTCTTCTAGGTACTGAATATCTGGGTGTTTCAGCCACTTTGTCCACGGTCTGTCGCTTACCCGTGTCTTTACCGTACCATACGTATGTCCGCGCTCCTCAATGACCCAACCATTGCCTACGTAAATGCCCACATGACCTTTCTTCCATACAATAAGTCCCTTAATCTCTGGAATGGAACTGATATCACCCTTTACCGTGGCTTTTGCTTCGAGCATATCTGCGGAAATATCATACTTTGAATTGTACTTGCTCGGTGTCGTTGGTTCTTTCACATAACCTTCTGCGTCAATCGTAGGGTTCATGAGGTAGCCCTTTATGAGACCTATGCAGTCATGTACCTTACGACCGTATTGTTCTACGAAGGATTCCTTCGACCACTTCTCATACTGCTCTTTATACTGCCTACGTTTCTCCTGATAGAGTTCTTCCGAGGCTACGTTGCCCCACGTCCCGTACCAGTAGGGAGACATATAGTTCAGCATTGCCTCAGCATACTTTACCAAACCAAGATTAGTAAACATAGTTTAGCCCACCCTTTGCTCTAAATTTTCAATTCTTCTGTCTAAATTCTCAATATTTGCTTCTACGGCAGGTAACCGTTCAGCAAAATTGTTGTGTCGTTTCACTTCTGCCGTCAAGTTGTCTAATTTGGTGTTGGTTACAGCCTGTACGATTTCGATGTTCTTATTAGCCTTGGAAAGACCGACAATAACCGTGATAATCGTACCAATTAAAGTAAACACACCTGTAATAATAGCAGTAACGACACCTTCACTCATCTTCGCTCTTGACCTCACCTAAGTTAATTTGCTTATCTTTGTATTTGATATTGGAAACACAAAGAATTGCACCCAAAAAGACTTGGACATAAATAATCTGACTTGCGATTTCTGCCCCATAAGGGATATTCCACAAGTTGAAACTGCTCTCAATCAGTTTTGCCAAGGCAGGCAGTAAAATGATTGCTACCCACTTCAATGCGTCATAAACCTTGTTTGACATAGGTCTTTCTCCTTTATTCGACTTGATTATATCACAGAACATGATATAATAACAATACAACTAAATACCATGAGAATGCTCAAAAAGAAATACCACTCACCGTTACAAAGCCTTGCACGATGGGTGGTTTTCTTGTGGTTACGACTGTGAGCCTTCCTGTATGGTGTACTCAATTTGCATCATCTGTGAAGACGACTTCGTAACTGGGTCATCGAGCACGTTTATAGAAGATAAAAAGAATTTGACTAATGCGTTACCTTGTGCTGTATTTCGTGATGTATCATCAGAAGTGTGTTTATTATTGAAGTAACAAGATGCCCCGTCCCTAAATAACATAGAGTAATTCTTGTAAGAGTAATAGCCAGTTGTACAGCCCATAGAGTTCTGACGCTTAATCGGATACACCTTATCGGAGTTAATGATATAGTTGTTGCCAAGAATGAGGTCTTCGCTGATAATCAGTGGGTTAGCGAACTGGTCACCGTTGACAAACGGAGAACAAAGACCACCATTATCAATAACAATACTACCTTCACACTCTGTCCAGTCCGCACTGCTCGTGATATTCAACTTATAGAACGTTGTGCCCATTGTTGTCCCATTAGTTCCTGTACCCTTGGGGAAATACAGATACGTACCATCAAAGGGGAAGATTCTCATAGAACCCTTCAGACCGCCAATAGACCCCCTATACAAACTTACACCAGTATACGATACACTCGTGGAAGTTACTGTCATGTCAGACTTGGCTATCTTATCAATAGCGAGAGTTGTAGCATCAGAAGCATAGAACCGATAATAGTAGGTCGAATCATCAGCAAGGCAGTAATTCGTTACACTAGTGATGACTGCTGTCCTAGCCGTCCCAACCTGTTGCCAACTACGCGCATTACGCATAATACCAAACTTAGTGAAGTCGTGTCTCATGGTAAACTCCTTGAACGATGTATCAGACACGATGACGGTCTTCATACTCTGACCATCAGAGGAAATGGTAAACGGGTACTGCTTGCTGATTTCTTCTGTCCACGAGTTATTATAGTTTGTATCACTACCAATACTCGAAATAGGAGAGTATGTATCGTCAAACGGTTTCAACCCCATATTGCCGAGAGTGTCGGGACAAAGACAAACGGTGGAAATCGTGCCGTTTCCTTGGTTTGTAGAGAAGTCCCACACGAACTTCACATATGTATCGTCGTAATGAGTAAGACCCGTATTCAGGCTTCCCCTTAACGTAGAAGCGGTGGTATTTGACGTATCTCCTGCGTGTGCCACCAGTGGGTTTGTCTCATCACACGGCGGGTTATAGTTGTCTGCGTTCTCCGTAATCTCTTCTTGAAAGCAGAGAACCCCTGCAAATAACTTGTATAACGGAAACATGACGTTGAACTGAGCAAGCCCACAATAATTGTGCGCGAGAATATCAGCAACTGCGTTCGTAATAATATTATCACTTTCAGTTACTTTGACTTCGCCTGTGTTAACGTCGGTTAACGTGATTTTAGCATGACCTTTCAAAGGTATCGGTTCACCTTTAAGATAAGCCGAAACGATTTTGTCTACTAATGATAATTTACCCATATCGTTCTCCTTTCTTATGTCGAAGCCTTGGTATACTGAATAATAACACCTTTTATGTCGAAGGCTGTTTCTGAAAATATTTTGAATGTTCCGTTATCGTTTTTACCTGCAAAAGACATCCATGCTTTATGCGATGGGAGAAACGCCTTTGTCCCGATGAAAATATCTTCATTTCCTGCCAGTGAAACCGCAGAGATGCTAGTCCACGAGCCACGAGTAAGAGTTACATTTGACTGAAACATAATCGTCTTCTCATAGATTGTGCCTCCATCTATCCAAGTGCCGACCACCTGCTCAGAGGTAGAGTAGTGGACAGCAGGCACGCCCTGCGAAGTCCACGTTCCAGAGCCAGCGGTGTCGGCGTTTTTGGTGTATCGGATGGTGATTCTGTATGTGCCGCCGTTCACTTCGTTGGTAGTGAACAGTTTCAGAGTATTTGACGTGATGTGTAATCCACTCTGCCAGTTCGTCGCACTCGGCAACATGCCGAAAGCCATCTGTGAACCAGTCGTTTTTGCCACCATGCCTACACCGCTAACCATCGTAATAGTGGTTTGACCAAAATCCTCGATGGTCTGCTGAGTTGATGAAATAGTACCAGTATATGACTTTTCGTATAGCGGCTTCCCATCCGTCCACACGCCAATTTCTCGCTCCGTAAGAGAGCAGATTTCGGGCTTCACAAAACAGCCAGTCGTTCCCGAGTATTTAACCGAGTTAAAATATATCTGTCCCATTATTCGCCCTCCTTATGAAATCTTGGTGTATCTCAGAGTGAACACCCAAATCATTTCGCTATTGCCGTCATTGTAAATCATACTTGCATTGTATGTTGCATCGAAGTAAATGAATGGTAACCCATTATATGCAGGTGGGGTGTTGTGGTAGTCCTTCTGAATCTGAACTCTAGCATAAACACCAGAAGCAGATGCAATAGGCAACGGCATCGACCAGATATTTTTTCCATCTGCTGGATTTGTGTTTATCATTTGAGCATCAGAAATCATTATGTACTTGTAATTTACACCGCTTTCAAGAACAAATACTCCTGTCACTCGGGTTGCGTCCTGTGAACCGCCTTGCATATCAGAATATGCGAAAGTGAACACCTTTTCATATAGCGTATCATTCCCCAGTTTCCCGACAATTCTTTCGCTTGCGTCCACCTGCGGAATAGCATGATACTGAATAGCCTGTTTAAGAACCGTTGGTGGCATTAGTCGCCCTGTCGCCACTGTCGCCGTTTCCGCTTCTGCCTGTGTCATGTTTGAGTATGAGTAAAAATAACTCATTCCAGACCATACCCAGCAAGAGCCGTCAAAGACATAAAACGAGTATCGATTAGCAACACCCAACACATTGTTATTGCTTAACGTATAAGTGCTGGTATTGTAATACACAGGATAAGCAGTGCCACTATTAACCGAAAATGTTGCGTTGCTTGCCGTGTTGCTATTCGCAAACTTAATCGCAATGGTCACACCCTTCTCCAATACGAAATTCTGGTCAGAAGAAACCGTGATAGCCTTTGCCGCTGTTCCTGCCGCAGTATCACACGTCCCGATATAAATGCCCTTCGGGACGACTGTATCAGCGTCCGTGATAAAGTACATCGTGCCGTTATTCTTCTCTTCGTCAGTTAACTGGTCATATTCTGCCTGTGTCAGTTCGGTGCGAACAGCGGACGGAGCGTGATAGTCAATAGCGTGTTTTAATATTGTCGGTTGAATTGTTCGTCCTGATGTTCCTGTTCCTGCTTCGGATTCGGCTTCGGTCATGTTAGAATACGCAACATACGAACCATAACTTTGCCATACCCAATAAGAACCATCAAAAACATACAGTATATTTTTATTTGCTTGACCAGTAACGCCTGTTGTTCCTGCAGTATAGACGCTAGTATTATACCATATCGGATATGCAGTTCCATTGTTTACGGAGATAGTCACGTTTGTTGCGCTGTTATTATTTGCAAATTTTACATTTATGGTCGTGCCCTTTTCCAATACGAAATTCTGGTCGGAAGATACTGTGACCTGTTTTGCAGACTGGTCTCCTGCGGTTGAACAAGTACCGATATATACACCCGAAGCGGACGAACCACCGCCTCCTGCTCCATTCACCCACTTCGAGGAAGTGGCATCGTACACAAGAGCCTGCCCATCTGTGGGAGACGAAAGATTAACGTCGGTAAGTCCAGATAACGTAGAAGAGCCTCCACCGCCACCAGTAGAGACTTCTACCCAAGCATTCGAAATCTTGATGTACAAGTTCGTTATAGTCGTACTTCCGCCACTTGTAGAATACTTCACAAACATATCGTTGTTCTTGCCATCAGCCGCAGTCGGACTGTTCGTGCTTACGAGAATACTGTCACACGTAGCAAAGGCATTGCTGATACGTTCTTCAAGTCCGTTCATGACAAGTGCCGCAAAGGGGTCACCTTCAACGGTCACAGTACCTTCTTCTCTCGTAACGGTTACGGTTAATGTCTTTTCCTGCTGGGTGTCTGGGTCTATCCAACTGAGAGTACGTCTATTCGGGTAAGTACTCTGTCTATCAGCCCATAATTTACTTACGTATGTTGCCATTATTCTTCCTCACTATTCTGCTCTGCCTGCCAAACGCGCCCCAAATCGACCATAATGTTGAATAACTCATCGTTATCAAGAACATGGTCATACGGTATCGTTTTTTGCTCTTGGTCATACACATAGAACCGCAGAGTATATGTGCCTGCTTCTTGTGTCAGTTTGTAAATACTTGCCTCTACTGATTTAGATATATAGGTCATAACAGTACCCCGTCTGTTCCACAGTAATAGCCTTCTCCACAGAAGTTGATGTGGTCGCCATACTTTATCGTTATTGTAACACTTTCAGTAAGATTTTGCACTACGGCAACCTCTGATATAGGCGCTACTGTCTCTGTAATGGAATCTGTAATAGGTGAGTATTCTGTAATACCGACCGCACCCTCTGTAATCGTACCCATATCCATCTCTGTGATATAAGCATTGATAGTGTCGATGAAGGTAAGCAGACCACCCCAAGAATCCGTAGCCACAAGGTTCTGACCAAGTAATGTACCACGAAAAGACTGTTGTGCTATCTCTATCGAACCCTTAAGTACCTTAATCCATACTTCCCAAATGTGTGCCGACTGTTCGGTGACTACAGCAGAATAGAACATAGACAGAATGTGGTCGCCACTTAAATACTCATCTTTGGGAGAGTACTCGATGTCACCACCGTCAAGTTTATACATGACCTGTATCTTAACGTCACCTTTATGTGTCGTGTTCGCTGTCCATACCACGGCATGACCATTACTGTCAAGAACTGTAACGGGGTTACCTTGACTATCCACAGGAGTTACGGTCACAGGTACGCTTATATTACTTGCAATCGCCTGTAACAACGCCTCACCAAACCAAAGTACTTCTGTATTGCCAATGGTACTGAAAGCGATACGGCAGAGTCGGGACGGGTTGTCATTCACACCTAAAGTGATATCAGTCTCGTTCGTTACACTATACATAACGATACGGTTAGCCGTATTTGATACCGCTGTCTTTCTTGAAGTACCCTTTGTGGTAGAAGTACGACTTGCCTTATCCTCACCAGCACAACGAATAAGAGTGTTACCGTTGTACGCCCATGTAACTTCCGTTACGAGCATTTCATATTCACCGTCTTCAGCGACTACTTTCACACGGTCACCACACTCAATGGTCGGTTCACTCCACATGGTAATCTGACCAGATGTGTACTCGTACTGGGAAATAAACGTGAATAAGGCGTCAGTACGCGCCTGTAAGCCTGAAGACGTGCCAAAATCCCACGCGGCAGAATCTCCAAGGTCATAGTTCGTCATTGACGGTGTTGTTATTACAGGGGAAGAGAACTGACCCTTCATGCCTGAAACGGACAGAGACTCGAACGACGTAGGGTAACGGTTATGGGAGAAATCTTTACGGTTACCAAGGTTAATCGTCGTATCCACAGAAAGATGATAAGTACACACCTTCCCCATAGTTGTAGCAGGTTCACCTTGAATAAATACGCCTATCATCTGACATACGGTATTCACGATATCTCTGTAAGTTTCACAGTTGTTCTCTGCCTGACTTAACTGTAAGGTACTGATTACATTCGGTAACGAAGCAAACTCGGAAGGAGTAGACCCGTCAGACGGTACATCGATTACTCTTTCTCCCAAGGCGTTATTGACTGCATTGAGAATTTGAAACGGTGTGCCCGTAAACACCTTCGACCCGATAGGCTGGCTCAGTTTGTCTAGGTTACAATACGCCGTAATACTTGCTATCTTCGGTGTTGTCTGCTCTATCTCATCGATAAAGAACTTATGGTGTGCCACGAGTTCTTCTGAGTTCGTACCAAGAATTACATAATACTTGGATTCTATCATCGAACCCTTAAGGTTAGCATCGGCAAAATCGTATCGTAACTGTACAGAAAACTGTTGTTGCATAGACGTACCGATAGCAATTTGATTACCGTCAGAGTTGATTTTCGTAATAGACACAGACGACGGTACAATATCCTCATCGGTAAACGTAAGCACAGGGGCAGAGTTAGAAGGGGTTATGACCACTTCCATTCTGTCATTTAACGAACGACTATATAATTTTGTTCGTGCCGCTTGGCTAATCGGTATCATGCTCTTACCTCAACACTCGATAATGTTAATCTTATAGTTGCCCCACTTGCCAGTTTTGGTGCTCTTCCACGTAATCTGTAACTTGCTTCGGTAACACTCAGTAGTTTTAGGCACACTCGAATTAAGCCTGCTGGGACGAGTAAACTGAAACGTATCATGTCCTTCAAAGATATTCTCCATGTACTGCTTCTCTTCTTCAGTAACTGTGCCGTAATCTAACGTCCACTTGCCCACCTTACGACGTACTACGTGTCTGTGCATATACCCAGCCTCATCACGACCTGTATCTGAAGCGTCAATGTCCTCATAGTTGAACGTAGGTTCAGCAAGAGGTACAAGTAACGGTGAATCATTTACCTTGAATAAGTTAGTTGTCGGTCTCATGTGTACCCCCTCATTCTGTTCATCTCATTGTTATAACGGTTATTGGCTTCACCAATAGCACGGTAACTGATAACCGCTGTTGTATCTTTTTCTTGAATTGCCTGTACGACGGCTTCGAAACCAGCCATCATACCTTCAAGTTGCTCAAACATAACTTCGGCTACCGCCTGTTTAATCGTATCAAGAGGTGCCTCAATGTTCGTACCCGTCTTCTGGTCACCAAGAATAGCCATGAACGGTTGGTTCGGCGGTAAGACGGCACCTTCTGCCAGTGCTGGTACATGGTACTTAGACAGGTCGATTTCACTAATACGTTCAAGGTCAGGTCCTGGAATCCAGTCTGTAGCAAACTTAACACCATCTATCATACCGTTCATCACAGCGATAAAACCGTTAATCAACATCTGACAGCCATCGATAAAGCCATTGATGATGTTCTGAGTGATAAAGTTAATTACACCCTTGATGATGTTACTCAAACCATTCCAGACCATCTCACCGATATCACGAATCTTCTGAAATGCCGAGATTACACCGTCTTTAATGTTGTTGAACTGTTTAATCACGACGTTCATAATAGACGAAACAAGGTTCACAACTGTAGTCTTAATCGTATTCCACGCAGTCGATGCCCCAGATTTGATACCTTCCCAAATAGAAGAGATACCACTCTTAATGTCATTGAAGATACCAAGAATATTGTTCTTCAGGTCTTCGAACAGACCCTTAACGGCATCCCAAATACCCTTTAACCCGTCAAAGAGACCAGCAATGAGGTCAAGACCAATGTCCATGAACACCTTAGACGGAGACGCAATACCAAATGCGGCACACACACCATCGACCATAGGTGCTACGATGTTATCGGCTATCCACTTACCAATACCAATAAGAGCGTCCCAGATACCCTTAAGAATACCCTGAATGATATTCCAACCGACCTCATACCATGGACTGTCGGGGTCGAACGAGAAGTTATTAGAAAGTGCCTCTCCCAACGGGGCAATAACGTTATCTGTAATCCAACTACCGATACTCCACAGAGCAACAAGAGCCGCACCTAACAAAGAACCGAAACCTTCAGACAGTTTTTGAATAAGTGTGCCGTCATCCCAAACCTTAGAGAACATCTCCCCGATACCATCAAGAATATCTTGGGTCGTCTTTGCCCAGTCCGTTTTCTTGACAAAACCGATAACCATGTCAAGAATACCTTGAGCACCCTTAGTTAAGAGTGTACCAGCAGTACCGAGTATTCCTTTCCAGTCAATACCTGCAAGACCATCAGCCAGTTTTTCACCGATTTGCTTGAAGTCCGTTGTCTTTAAGAATGAGACACCACTCTGAAGAACTCCCACGAGTAACTTAGACAGACTCTCTGTGGCATGACCAACATCCATAGTCTCTATCATTGAGTTAAGACTTGTACCGATACTTACACCGATGTTATCCCAGTTTGTGTCAGAAGCAAAACCATCTATAAAATTAAAGATACCATTAAACTTATAGCCAAAGTACTCACCAAGACCAACCCAATCGACCTTATCGAACATACCGTTAATGGCACCAGCGAGTTGTTCACCGATACCAGTGAAGTTCGTATCACGCCAAAAATCGTGTAAGAACGTAATTCCGACATTAAAGGCACTACCAAGGGCTTCGCCAATGCTGTATCCGAGTCCATCAACAGAAACGATACCGTTGATAAGTGTAGACAAAGACTTGCTTAACTTGGTTGCCCATTTCTGACCCTCTGTATCAAAGAAGTCAGTGGCTTTTTCCATACCAGACTTCAGACCTTCACCGATAATCTGACCCACTTCAGTAAAGTCTGCTTTCTTCCACGCTTCCTTTACTTTCTCGGCAAATTCAGAGATTGCATCAGTCGGGTCTATCGCAGTAGGCACATACTGACCAGCGCCTGCTCCTGCCCCACCACCACTGTCTTTATCAGACAGACGGTTGATTTCGTCAAAGCCCATGAGGTCTTTTGTTGCTTTCTTGGCAGACTTACCTGTGCCCTCAATACTCTTAGCATAGTCTTCTTGATTTTGGGTATACTCATAAATATACCCCTGACCAGTAAGAACAGCATTGAACTTCGCAATAGCAACCAATACGGAGTTAATTACACCTAACAGACTTGTAAGTATCGGTAAAACTACGGATACAATAGGTTGAAATGCCGTAGCAAGAGAACCCTTTATCTGTGCAAGACCTGCCTTGAACGCATTAAACTGTTCTTGTAATTCAGGTACTTGTTCTGCCATACCCTTAAAGGACTCAGTAAAGGCACTCTTCATCTTTCTAAAGAGCATATAAAGACCACGTACACCTAACATCGCCTTAATCATCTGTAAGGTCATACGCTTCATCTTGTTGCCTGCTTTATCCATACTTTTGGCGGTCTGCTTACCGAACTGTGCAATATGACCAATACCACGCTTTACCGCCCCGCCAAGTTTACCCATGACGGCAACCCCAATACTACCAAGACGTTGGAAACTGCTAATGACTTTACCTACACCGTCTGCCATTACCTCAAGGTTAGCCTTTACCGTAGATGGCAGAGATGCCAAAGCCCCACCGATTTTAGACGGCAGAGAAGAAAAAGCACTGGCAATTTTATCTGGTATTTCGGCAAATACGAAATCACCCATAGATTGAGGAATTTCCTGAAGTCGCTCTTTAATCGTCTCAAACCTTGCAGAAATAACATCTTTGGCATTTTCAGCGAAGTTAATTACGGCACTCTGTGCTGTTAAGAACCCACTGTAAATGTTCTGTGAGATAGTAGACGGTAAAGACATAAAGGCGCTTTTTGCCTGCGCCGCTAAGGCACTAAAGTCAATAGAAGCGAACTGAGCCTTAAGGTCTCCAGAACTAAATACGGTAGGTTGTTGTAAAGCACCCATCTGTGCTTCGTTTGCACGTATACCTGCTGTAAACTCTGCCGCCCTTCTTGCCTCTTCGGCAATTCTCGCCTGTTCTTCAGCAAGACGTTCAGCCTCTTCTCGTGCCCTAGCCTCCTCTTCAGCAAGTCGTTTTGCCTCTTCTTCGGCATGACGGGAGGCAGTAATCTGCTCTGTCAGTGCTGAAGCGTCACTAATAGTACCAGTAAATTTACCAGAGGTATCGATATTCTTATAAATATCAAGGTCTTCTAGGTTACCCTTACGTACATCAGTAGTTGCTTCTTTTAACTCACCGATATAATCGATAACTTCGGCACGAATAATCTTCCACGCCTCGACCTTATCGAGAAGTACTTGATAGTCTTCAGTATCTTTAGACACACCCATCTTAATAAGGTGTTCACGTTCAGCAAGGGCACGGTTAATAGAGTGGTTGATATCAGACACTTTTCGGTCAAGTTGATACCTCTCACTATCCAGTGTGCGTAATAGAATAGACTGTTGGGTGCGTTTTTGTGCCTCTTCTATGGCGATACGTGCCGATTCCTCTCGCTCTTTTCTGGTCTCGGCTATCAGTTGTCTCTCCCGCTCAATAGCATCTAACTGTGGATTAGTTCCGACAAAGTTACGGGAAACCTGTTGACTGGCTGATTCGTACCCTGCTGTACCACCTGCCGAAATTAAGGCAAACTGCTTTCTAACCGCTTCAACATTACGAAGGTCGATAAAATCCAAACCCTTCATCGCAGAGAACTTTTTAAGTTCATCTTTCAGAAGAATGAGTTGTTCTTTATAATCTAATACTTGTTCTCTTGCCGTCAGCCACGAATTATCAGACTGAGCGATTTTACCAAGAGTAGCAAGCGCCGTGGTCATTCTACGTTCGGCTGTACCAACTTGTTCAGAGAGTCCAGATATAATACTATCTAAAGCATTAGAAATAGACCGTGCATTTGTACTCGCTTCTTTCCCTACTTTGGAAAAAACCTTATCAACACGGTTAAGTATGTCTTGGTCATCAATAGTTATATCAGTAACCGCGAGACCTAACTGAATGGGTTCGGTTGCCACACCTACTCTCCCTCGTTCCACAACCTTCGTAATTCTTCATCAAACGACTTCTCTTGTTCAGTACGTTTAGTCACGAAGTATTGAGGGTTCTGTCGTTTGAAGTCCTGTTCGTACTTCTCTAACTTCTTCCCTTCTTTTATTTTACTACGAATTGTTACAATAGTCGAGAATAGACCTTCACCAATTCCCATGTAATAGCCCAGAAATGTCCACCAATGTATATAAGGCTCTGCTCTTATCTCTTTCTTGGCTACTACATTTATCGCAGATGCTATAATCTGTTGGTCTTGTTCCCAGTCAACAACGGAAGACCGTGTTTTAAGACCTATACTATCGTCTTCTCCGCAGTTAATGAACTTGTTAAGTTCCATAGACGCCTCTTTTAAGGCACTTTCAGTAGGAAAGGCTTGAGCAACGTCCTCTAAACTCTCAAACCCGTCAATAAATATAATAAGGGCAGTCATAACACGTAAAGAAATATCCAACTCGTCATCAGTAAGGGCACTAAATACATCGAATACCATACGATAGTCGCCCTTATTACGAATTGGATACTCTATACCGTTAACTGTAATTGTTGTCGGTAACTCAAACATTATTTCTTCTTAGTATACTTCTTTGTGTGCTTGGACACACGGTCTGTAACTTTTTGCATTTCGGCAGAAATCGTATCACTATAAACCTTGGAAAGACCGTTTACGATAATCTCGAACTTGAACTTACCACCTATAACATCAAATAACGTGCCTGTCGGTACGCATACAGAACAAACGTCGTAATCAAATAGTTCATTTACGTATTCTCGAAGTGCAGAATCACTCTCTTTGAGTTTTTCCTGCACTTCATTGTCTGCCAAGTCAGTTAACCCCTTAAAGAGTGTGTCGGTTTTTTCTGCGAAACTGTTAGTTCTTTCCATAATCCCCAAATCAGACGGGTCAAGATAAATAATCTTACTCTCATCGTTGTCAATACAAAAACTCTTTTTCTGAAGACCAAGAGTAATGTTTGTGATGTTTGTGTTGTTCATGCTAAAGCCTCCTAATAATCGTTAATCCCCATTACGTTGTTGTAGTTGTCGTTGTGCTTGCAGGTGTGAACTGGAAGTCCTTACCAAGAGAATCTACTGTACCCTCTGTAATGTTGTTAGACAGGTGTACCTCAATAGGCATGTTGTTGTAAGCGTCACCACCAAGAGAGGTAGGAATGATGGAACAGCCGCTATGCATTACTGTGTAATAGCCGTCCTGCGCAGAACCAATAAACGCCGTGATGATGTATACATTGAACACGTTGTTATACGCAACGATATTATTCTTCAGGGCGTGGGTAACAAGGTAAGCACCGAGAGGGGAACCACCCAGCAGATTGTACGGGTCGAAATCCTGTTGCGGTTCTGTCTTGTTCACGTCGGTATAGGTAATACCACGAACATCTGTCATGGTTTCTACGTCGGCGTTAAACTCGATAGACGAGTCTTCAGTACGAGTACCGAGAATTTCACGGTACAGTGTGGAAGTGCGCTTTGTGTAATAAGTATTAGCCGCCCATGACGGTGCCGTATCACCTGTCACTGCCACATACTGACCACTAGCGTTCTTTGTGTAATAAGCATCAAAGTTAGATGCCCAGTCTGCGGGTTGAGAAGTCTGAAGTACATAGACCTGACGTGCTTCGCCTGTCCACTCTGCCACAGTAATGAGTTGTTTACGCTGAATACGCTGATTTTCAGCAACGTTAAATTCTAACATAATCGTTCTCCTTAATTATCCATTCCAAATCATCTTTGACTTATCTAAGTACGTTACCTGTATAGATATACTGTACTTCGCCAAGTTTGGTGTCGTGGAATGGTCAACACCATTAAGTTTCGGTGTGTCTGACAAGGACTCTATCTTATCTACTATGCAACTATCCCCAAAATCTGGGTAATTTCCGAGTTCATTCTGTTCTTCCACCCAATCAATAAGTGATTGAACATCTTGTAACTCTTCCACGTTCTCGTTCGGGTAACCTACGGCATTTACCAATGCCTGATAAACCACAGAACGATAGTCAATAATAGTAAGAGTATATTTGCGTAACACACTTCCGTCTATGTACGGTTTTGCAACCGATTTATCATTTCCGAGAACTACGAGTTGTTTTGTGTTATCCTCCCCCTCAGCGAAGTTGAAGTACGTAGGATTATCATGAACCGTAGGACACTGCTGTAAGTAGGCTATCATTGCTTCATGTTTATCCATATAGTTCCTTCGCCCTCGCCTGTAAGATTTCCAACACCTTTTGTTTAAGTACGGGCATTTGGGTCTCCATAGCCACTTTATCCCAATGAGAAGTCGCCAATGGGTGTACGTCTTTTGTATAAACCTCACCGTAGTACTTCTCAGCAGAATACGGTACTAAATAAGTTACACCCTCTGCCGATACAAAGATGTGTTCGTTAGATGACAAAGCACCAGTCAAGTATGGTGTCCAAGGGTCAATAATTTCGGCAAATACTTGCTGAATTTCACGCATCGTCTCTTCGTCCAACAGAGCTTCTATCTTTCCCTTAATCGCCGCAGAGTTGATTTGTATGTTCGTTATCTCAATATTGCTCATAGACCCTTTACCAAGTAATGCTTAAAGAGCATTCCGCTCATCGTATCATTGGCTATCTGCTTAATCTCCATAATGCCACCAAACCGCCTGTACTTTGCCAGTAAGTCCGTGGAGCGCTTTCCTGACGTGTACTCGTCTATAGTGTCTTCACACACCCCAAGAACGATAATATCGTCTTGCTGAAGAGTGAACTTCGTACTTTTATCAGACAGTCCCCACCACTCTTGCGGTGTAGCATACTTCGAACTTTGTGGTATCCGAACAATAATGCTCTTCGTGTCCACCGTGACATTTCCAACTATGGTCTTGTCACCGACTTCTTTCCAAAAACACATCGGCTTGTCTATCACGGTCTTATACCAAGTTACAACCCGTGTGCCTGCGTCTGTGTACTTGTTGTAAATGGTGATTTTCTTGTCCCACCACTCAGGAAAGTTACTCATTAGGATATAACCCCCTGTAAAGTACATCTTGACCAAGAGCATTCTTAACCCCAGTCAAGTACGTTTCTATCAGACTACGCATCTGTGGGCTTTTCAAGGTGCTGGAAAGTGCTATATCCTTGGCACTCATCACATTAAACGATACAGAGAACCCGTCATTGGACTGTGACTGTATAACTCCCGTACTTACAGGTGTTTCCGTCACAGAAGCAGTGGTTTCCTTGCCAAGGGTCATCGCCTTGTTACGCAGTTCCAAATCGTTGATAAGACGGTAAACCAGTCTCTTCACATTTTCGGATACAGTCGCGTCATTGACAAGTCGTCTGAACGTATACCAGTCAATGATACAGCACGCTTCAAACCCCAAATCATTAAAGGTGGCTTCGTCTAGTTTCCCACCGTATGCCTGATATTCAGCGTATGTAAGATACATAGTCTAGCCACCCTTTCTCACTCTTCAAAAGTCTTTTTCGTACGTGTACGTCTAGGCTTTGGAGTAGAGGTTTCCTCGGTATCAGCGTCCGCTGTCTTCGGCTCTTCTTTCTTTGCCTGCGCTTCCATACTTGAAAGTTTCTTCTGTGCTCTTGTTAACTCGTCCTTAAGGCGAGCAATTTCAGCGTCCTTAACCTTGAGTTCCGCAACATGCGAAGTATAAGCCTGTTTCAGTGCATTAAGGTTATCAGGTGCTGTTTCCTTTACGATACAGCCAGTCTCATCAAAGACTGTGTAACCATCTGCAACATACTTATCCACCTTGTCAGCGCTAATTGCGGTCTCAATGTTCGCTTTGCGTGCGTAAAGTGTCATTGTGCCCTCCTAACTAGGGGTTAGGGTAGTGAGCGTCTTACCCACTACCCGTTATCCTAATTAACCCTCAGATGTTGTTGTCGTTGTGGTCGTAGTTGTCGTTGTGGTAGTTGTTGTAGAAGTAGAACCACCAGCGGTGATGTTGAACTGAATACCACCAGCACGATTGTTGAGAATGAATACGTCCTCGAAAGACTCCTCGTAATAGATGTACTTGCCCTCAGAACCAGCGGACGGCTCATCAATCTGCGAGAATGTGTAAGATACAGGAGTGATGACTACGTTCGGGTGAACGAGGAACATGTTAATCTGAGAAGCACCGAGAGCAGGCTTCCAACCACTGTCAAAGTTGTACAGTGTCTTCATGAGGGAAGACGGAACACCGACAATCTCAACTTCGTCGAGACGGTTTACTGTACGGTTGATGCGGTCAACAGCAGACTCAGCGTTAATCTGACGATAAACCTTGTCAGCGTTGTTGATGAGTTTCTTTACTTCATTGGTAACATAGAGGATACGACCCTGTACAGGTACACGCTCGTTGTCCATGTTAAGCATAAGAGTATCGAACACATCGAGAACGTTGCTGATTGTAAGAACTGTGGTGTCCGCTACGTTGCCAAGAGTTGTCCAATCAGAGTAAATCTTGGAAACGGTGTAAGCGTCCATTTCAGGGAACTTCTGCTGTTCGTTGAATGCCTGTGTGATGTTCGCGATAGTTGTGACCATATTTGTCTGGTCAATATCCATCGGGTGAACGAGTGTGCTCCACTTTCTCTGATTCTTGAGTTCTTTCAGTTCCCAAGAGTTCTCGTAGTTACGCTGTGCTGTAACGATAGAGTCACGGTTAGCGTTAATACGACCTGTGGTGCTGATGGACGGAATTTCGATGGACTTAGCGTTTGCCCAACGATAACGACCATTGTTCGGTGTAGAGTACAGCGCGCCGAAGTTAAGAACATACGGGAACGCATTTGCAAGTGCTCTACTGTAATTTACTGCATAGTTAAGTGCCTGTGCCATTACTTTTTCTCCTTACATTGTTGTTTTTATTGTTTAGCCCTCACACCGTTAAAGTGAAATCCGAAATCTTCATTCGGTTTCGCTTGCCCCTGTGTGGAAGCAACGAATGTTGGAACTGGCTCTTCCTTGGGTGCTTCTTCCTTTACAGGCTCGGGTTGCGGTACAACTTCGGGTTCCTTATAGAACGCGTCGTCATTTTCCTTGGAGTAGATATCAACAAAGTCCTCTGCTCCGATAAGTTTACCGTCTTCCATCTGAAGACCCTTGTTAATCATCGCTTGTGTAAAGTCCCTTTTCGCCGCCTTAGAAGAAAACTTCTTGGTGTTAGCGAAATCCTTAACTGCAAACTCGTACGCTTGCTTTTGCATTTGTGTCTGTTGTTCAGCCAACTGCGCTTCGTACTTGGTCTGCATATCGGTAAGACTCTGCCCCAACTCTGCCAGTTTCTGAGCGTCGCCCTCGGCTTCTGCAACTTTCTGCTGAAGTGCCGCGAGGTCTTCGTCTCTTGTAGTAATTGTACTGTTCAGATTATCGATTTGCTCCTGAAGTGCCGTAGCATTGTCCTGTGCAGATTTCAAATCTGACTCGTACTTACCGATACTTACGTACTGACCTGTGCTCAAGTCCTTAAACTTTGCACCAGCCTCTTTTGTAAGTGCTTCGAACTCTTCATAGGTGAGTTTTCCATCTTCACCTTTTTCGAAAAATTCTTTCAATGTGCTCATATTGTGCTTTCCTCCATACTTTTTAGCCAGTTTAATTTGTAAAGTCGCAGGCACTGTTCTGCGTTGTATGCGCCTTTCTTTAACGTTGTAAGGCTTAACGGCGTTCTAGTGGTCAAGCACAGCCCCCTAAAGGGACTTGTGGGCAAGGGGGCTAATCCGAACCCACAAGCGATATTAGGAGGCATAGCATTGAACAACACTATCACCACGATTTCATTATAGTTTATATATATGGATAAACATATATCATAATCTTAATTCTTTTACTATATGTTGTGGGGTAGTTCGAAACTTTTACTATATGTTGTGGGTGAAAAATTTTTTCGTGTTTTTTCAAAAAATATGTTGACACGTGAGTATCTACGTGATATACTAAAGTCACAGAGAACGGAAACGGACTCTGAGGGCTAAGTTCACGGGGTACAGGGAGTGCTCACATCGTAATGGATGGCGAAGCCCGAAATCTACTGGATAATCCCAGCAGACCACCAAAATGGAGTCACGCTCCTAGGTAATGTGGTTAAACTTGCCAAAGAAAGTGCCCCGTTCAGAAGTGCGAGTGTTCTTTTGGGTGAATAAGAACGAATGTGGTGGAACGATACCATGAGTACAACAGAGTGGCGGTATCGAGTCAGTAAAGCGGTTAAGGCTGACACTTTCTCCTATGAGAAAAACCCTCTAGCAGACGTGCTAGGGGGTTTTACTATGGCTAAACCGATAAAATATGTCAACCCATATAACAAGGTTATTATATCACACAGTGCCGTTCTGTGACAAGTTCTGCATCTGTTCCTGCTGTGACGGCTTCTGTCCTACAACTCGCGTTTCCTCTTCATTGCCGTTACCATTTCCGTTGGACTTATTACCACCACGTACTTGCTGTCCCATTTGGGAAGACACGAGCATATTACGTTCAATCGCCTCTTGGTTTTCCTTGGCAATTCGCTCAAGGGCTTCTGCGGCTTGCTGTTTTGTTTCACCCTCTGCCCAAGAACGTACTTCTACTTTGGATTTAAGACCAGCGCTAAGAAGTTGCATGTTCTTCTGAAGTTCTGTGTCCTTGTCTACGATGATACTGTCATCCCAGTCGTAAGAGACTTCATATCGACCAAGTTTCTGCATGTCTACCTTGCCGTCGGCGTCTTTTACCACATCACCAACGATGTTGTAGAGAGTGCAGTACACGTCCATAGTATAAATAACGTCGTCTAACGCACGCTGAAGTGCTTTTTGGATTTCCTGTACGGAAGAGTACGAACGCTGTCTGAGTATCTTAATCTCCGTCGCTGTCCTTGCTTCTGCGGCTACGTCAGAAAGGGTACCGTGGGACAGTTCACAGACATCCTCTATCTTCATGAGAATAGTATTTAGTCCGTTTATCAGTGAGTTATCGCGAAGTTGTGGGGAGAATGGCTTATAGGTGTCTGATTCACCAAGGTCGATTTGACGGTACAGTCTATCCTGTAACTGTGACATAACGCGATGGTCATTTCCCTTGCCATCTTTCAGGAAACCCATAGCGTCACGGTCGATATCGATAGCGAGTTGACCGCCCTCAAACTCCCAAAGAAGTCTTGAGTACTGCATGTCTGCGTCTTTAATCAGATTCTTGGCTCTGCCAAACACACTCATTCCCATAGGCGACTTGGTATCAATGGTATTTGCCATAGGCATCTTGAAGTAACCAAACAGCATCCTATCTACATTGCACACCATGGCTTTTTCAGGAATGTCTTTCCACTCATACACACTGGATAGTGGGACTTCTTTACCAAAGTTAGCACCTGTAATGTTGGATGCGAGAGTGTTAGTATTCGACACAAAGGCTTTGTTTGAAATTTCCACTCGGTTGCCAACAAGTTTATGGTGCTCAAGACGTGTATAAGTAACGCCCTTATCCGCCTTTGTCTGAATAAATGCTACCTCTGTCAGCATATCTTCGGAAAATGCCAGTGGATAAAAACAGTCGGCTTGAATAAAGTCGAACTCCATGATGTATTTATCGGGAGCGTCAGGGTCTTCCACACCTGCTACTAACTGCTCTTTAACACGGCGTACGTATGGCTTAATAATCATACTACCCTTGGCTACGCCGTATTCAATTTGATTACGGAGACGACCAACTACCTTACGTTGATACTCGTCGTTCATATACTCTGCGCGTGCGGTCTCACCGATAGTCTCTTCCGTATAGATAGTTTGAGACTGTCCGCTCACTCGAACATTACCAAACTGGTCAGTTGTAGGTGGGAAATAATTTGGGTTCTTCTCTTCCTTGACCAACTTGGGTGCGGTAATCTCGCTCTCAAACTCAAGGAGCGCCATACGTGTCTTCTCACTGGAAATAAACGCAGGAAGACCAAGAGACGCAACATAAGTAGGGTTCCCAGCGTCAGGTTCGTGTAACCACTCTGCCTTGTCTTGGTACATCAACCCCCATTCCTCTATTGCCTGCAACATCGCATTACTCTCAAGTGGTGCAATGTCATACATGGTGCCAAGTACTGTGCTTAATGAATTGATACCAAGCATATTTGAGATTATCTCCCTTATTCCCGCCCAGATTTGCATAGACTACTCCTATAAGCATAACTCAAGTATAGTATAAGTCATATCTTGGACGGTTTCAAGAGAGTTCAGGGTTTCTCAAAATCAGCAGGACACTTGTAATCGAACTCACAACCACCGTCGGGAGTACTGAACTGACAAGTACCTGTACCTTTACCCGTACCACATTTAGACATGAGACAATGACTAATCACGATGCTTCGTACGTCAGAAGTCTCCCTCACACACATGAACTCATCTTTTACTCGGTGCTCTCTGTGGAGAGGGCACTTATAACAATTAGATACAATACTGTTATCTGGACACCGTAAGCCGCACGTAAGCGTTTCCCTTGCCCAAGTAAGTAATTGGTTGCGGTCGGCATTATCAGGAAATCTAATTACTAAATCCATAACATCAACCTTCCTTTATCTTAGCGTAGATATCACAGTAAGTACTGTCCCAACCATCATCTACCTTTTCAATGAACCACGGCTGGTCTTTCACGTCGGTGTTATAGCAGTCCCAGTTACTACCACCAATACGAGCGTGAATATAGAGAATATCATCTCGACCGCAATACTTATTCCACACGGCATACTGCTTCTTAATATCGCGTAATTCGTTCTTCACCCGTGTAATAAAGATGCGCTTCTTCTTACCCTTAAGTCTGTCCCAACGGATTTCGGGTTCTCTGTAGCCCTCATCATCTTCGGACATAGACCGACACTCATAGTTCTTGATATGTTTAGCGCACTTCGCTATTGTACGAGTAGAGTAGCAGTAATACGTATTTTGTCCCCACTCAGATTCGCAGAGCATCACCATGACCCTGATTTCAATATTATGCTGAATTTCTCGCCACTCTTCTTTCGTAAGAGGCTTCTCATCTTTCATCAGACGATACCCTCTCAGTCTTGGAACATAGATACCGTTCTTCTTTACAAGTTCATCTAACTCATCAATTTGAGAATAAGCGTATAAATCCATATTTATTCCTCCTCATCAATCGTCGTCGTAAATCTCAACAATTTCCCCTTCGTGTTCGGCTAATATTTCATCAGTAATCTCGTATCGCAAAGAAGCAGGGGGACAGGAAAGAGAATTAAATACACAGTCACTGCAACTACGTCCGTGACAATATCTCCCTAACTGTTGAGCGGCGCGAAGCATATCTGTTACTCGCACAGTCTTATTATCTGTGTTTAACGGTTTAAGTTCATCAATAGTATCCTTTATCGTCTGCTCTTCAGGAAACCCCTTAAACTCTTGTTGTATTGCTGTTAGTTTACTTATCAACTCGTCTCGTTTACTCATATCACATCTCCTCTGTTAAGTCTGCGGGGCAATGATAGTCGAAAAAGCACTTGCCGTTCACGCGGAATGCACACCCCTCACAGTTCTTAAACTGTTTAGCGTAGTCCTTTAACCAAAGGGCAATATCGAGAGCACCAGCATTCTCTGGAAGAACATCAACATAAGTAACGTTTTCCTTGGCGCCATTACGTGCAAAACAATATTTACAGTCGTAATTCGGGTCAATGGGTAGCACATCCCTTTCTTTGTATTTTGGACAAGGCACACCACGCGGACACCCGAACCGTTCCTGAAACCACCGTTTCTCTGCTTCTGTCCCTGCGAATATCAGTTTCACACTATCACCACCTATTCAACACCTTGCATGAATGACACTTGATTTCGATTATCTCTGTGGACTTACGCTGGTACTTACGGTCAGTAAGTTTGAATAACTTATGACCGCAGTTACCGCAACGTACCCACTCGTCTTTACTTGGCTGAGGTTTTACGTACATTTGTCAGTACCCCCTTAATGTATTTCTTGCGCTCTTCGCTGTCGCCGTTGTGTACCAACTTGTCGGCACGGAGTGCTACTGCATTGTCGCCAAGTACAACCTTATTGAAGTGGTCGATTTCACTATCGTTAAGGCTATCCGACAGTTCATTGCCATAGCCCCACCTAAACCTAGCGTTAGGCGTCCTAGAATACCAGTCAAAACCGATAATTCGGAAGAACCCAGTGTGGCACAGCGGGAAAGACATTCTACGCAGGTCTAACGGCTGTCTAGCGTCTTTAATTTTGACAATGAGACAGTCACAGTCCTTAGAGTCGTTATACGTCTGAAAAGCATACAGGTTAAAGCGATAACCCTGTTTCTCAAGGTCGAGAATGACACTCAGAATGTCAGTTCCGCACTTAAGGATGGTGCTGTTAGAAACCCCGCAACTTACCGACATATCATAGTAGATGTCCACAACCTTTGTCTTAATAGGCTTCATGGTCATGTTTACCATGGAGTTCGGCACGCCCTGCATAGCAAGCGGTACGATAGGGTTATAGCCCATAATGTCGTTCTTAAAGGTAATACGCTTCGACTCGCCACCGTGGGCACTTAACTTGTATTCGCGCTCAAGGTCTTTTACGATAGGTTCATACCCCGTACGGAGATATTCAAGAGCCTGTTCATAACTATCACAGCCTGTCCAAGACGAGTCGATGTTGCTTTTCTTAGAATAGTCTGTAAAGTCACTATCAGTGATTTTACGGCACTTGCAGTCGTCGGCTACGTCATTTGCAGAGTGGTAATATTCCACGCGCACTTCGTAGTTATTGCCGCCCTTTTTTGCCTGTCTGGTATAGAGTTTACCCACGGATTACACCCCCTTAGTGTGCCATCTTGTACATGACGTCGGTGTACTTGGAGTGGGTCTTAAGACCGTCAGAGACAATACGGATGTCGTCTCTCTCAAGTCCCTTAATGAGACCCGTTGTCAGCGCCTCTTCGATGGAGAGAAGATTTACCATTTTGGCAAGTCTCTTAATTGCTCGGTACGAGACGATGATTTTCAGCCCTGCCCTGAGTGCGCTCTCACGGAAGTCTCGGCAGAAGTCTGCAAGTTCGGTGTCACCGTTAGCGCAGTAGTCCTCAATAGTCTTGGAATAACCGATTTCTACGATAGCAAAACGGTCAAGCGAAGCGCTGTCCAACTGATTACGACCGACATACTCATAGTCAGCGCCGTGACCAAGGGTATTACCTGCGGCAATTACTCGGAAATTCGGGTGTGCCTCTACGAAACCGATAGGAGCAGGGAAGTCGAAGTAACCGTTCGCAATAGCCGCGTTAAGGATTACAAGGACTTCAGGAATAGACGCGTCCATTTCGTCAAGCATGAACAGTCCGCCATTCTTAAAGGCTTTATAGAACTGCGTTTCCTGATAGCGACCATTCGCGTCCGTAAAACCAGTGATTTTATACTCCTGAGTTACGGCATTCGTGAAATAGAAGTCAAGACCCAGTGCCTTGGCTACCTGCTTGCAAAGTTCATTCTTACCCGAACCAGCGGCACCGACAAGCATTACAGGCTCTTTATTAGCGACAAACTTAAGTACGGTATCGAACTTCTCATGCTGAACACCGTCGAGTTCGACTTTCTTGCCGTCAATATAGGTGATTACCTTGCGCTCAATAGTGCCGTACTCATTCTTGATGAAATCTTTGACCTGCTGGTCGAGTTTGCTGGAAATCTCAGACCAGATTTTCTCGGACTGGTTCTGTGCAACCACTGTGGCTACGGCATTCTCAATAACCTTAAGTGAAGCGCTCATGTTGGATTCGCTAGGAGCAACAACCACATTGTTAGGTGTCTCCATGTCGTCAAGGCACTCTTCAAGGCGAGATGCGAAGTTTCCCTCGTCACGGTGCTCACATACCCACTTACGGATGTGTCTGCGCACGACAACAACGTCTCCGCCAGCCCTAGAAAGTGCATCATCTACGACTTTCAGATTGGCGTCCACGTTAGAACGCAGTGACACGTTTGTCTGTGAATTGTAAAAGGAAATAAGTGCTTTTACGTTAGAACTATCGTTAACCATTGTTTGTGACCTCCTCTTGGGTTCTAAAGTTTGTTTTGGTTTACGAGTACATGATAAACTAGATTTAGTTAGTTGTCAATAGGTTTTTTCAAAATTTTTCAAAATTTTTTCTTCGAGGGCTTTTACGAGGTCTTGGTCGTAGAAATACTGTGCTCTTACTTCCACAGGTCGCTTACCGCCACTACCCCCACCAAGAAGATAATCAACATGGTCAACCAGATTAGGGGCAAGGTTGGTAGCGAGACACTTATCATATCGTTGAAACACAAAAGTACGGAACGCCCAGTCATCATTTCTACCACTCTCCCAAAATTCTTTATATGCCCAGTTACCTATAATGTACTTATCTACCCACTCAGCGCACTCACGTGCTACTTTATTGGGTATTCTGATACAAGGAAATGAGAACCACATATCTTGAACGTGTACTGCCCCTATACGACCCTTACCGTCATACCGCTCACTACTGAAACCACAAACAAAACCGTCGTCGTATAACTCGGTAAGTTTTTTGAAATCTCTGCAAATACATACATCGTCTTGAAGATACCACGTACCCTTATCATCATCTGGTGCTTGATAACACACATTGAGAAAAGAACGTAGGTTACCCTCTCCTTTATCGTCGTTGTACACTACTATATCGCTCTCGGATATACCCTGTGCCAACATAGAGGGCACTATGTACTGTTCTACAAACCACATTCTCTTGGGATAGGCTCTCACTACGTATCTTGTCATATATGTACCCTCATATTAAGTCTTGATAAGTCTTCAGAACTGTCAATATCGCAAGTCCAGTCACTGATTACCTTAAAATCGCGGGCAATAAAGTTGAGTTTGCCACCATTGCACACTTGCCACACTTCCCATGCGATAGGAGAACGCTGAAACATACCGAGTTCGTAGTATTTAGCACAAATTTTCAGACATTCGAAAAATCTCTTGGTGTTCTGCACCTTAAAGCAAAATGGCTCACAGTAGTCCTTGATATACCTTTGGTCAAATGGGGAAGCCGAAGCAAAGAAGTCTATATCAGTAGTTTCGGTGGTTACAATAGCCTTTACCGCGCGGTCACTGTACACAACATCGCCAAACATGTAGCACACAGGCTCTTCCATAGGATAGAATGCCTCTAACCACAGACCGCTTTTGCCTGCTACCCATGTGTTATCATGCTCTAATAGGGGAACTCCACAGACTTCAAACGCTTTGTTATGGGTACTTATAGCGATGTCCGTCACACCATTCTCTCTCAAAAGGCGTATAGTGCGACCTACGATGGTCTCACCACTAGGTAACTTAAGTAGTTGTCTAGGTGTCTCACCCCATTTGGGATATGTACCACCGCACATTATAATATAGCGCACTATTTCTTCTCCCTATATCCTCTAGCGCGGATAGCCTGACCTTGTTTCTCGGCTTTCTGCCTTGCCCCAGCACCGTGGTACACCTTACCAGTAGTGCCCCACTGATATCCACCGTCTTTTGTTTTGTGTACTGGCATATTACGCCTCCTTCTGCGGTGTTATCGGAACTCGGTATTCAATATCCGCCCCGCAATTTGTGCAATGGCAAAGATGGACGATGCCAACGCCCTCGTAGTCAAAATCCTCGAAGTCGAAGTCATTGTCCCAAATTACTGCCTGCTCTCCACAATGAAAACACGGATATGTCATGTTTTTACCGTCTTTCCGTTCGGATATTTAATTGTCATTCCCTTGCCATTGGATACGAAGCGCTCTTTTGCGAGTTCTTTCTCATAGCCCTTGGTACCCTTCTTAGGTGCGTTGTTCTTCTTTTCAGCCATTTGGTTTTCCTCCTTTATCTTTTCTCATAAACATTATATTCTATGTTTATAGATTTGTCAACACCTGTTATCGTCTCTTTCGCATTTTTGTTTGTGGAATGGTTTCAACCTTTACCTGAAGTAGGTCATGTTCATAATAGAACTTGAGCAATTTGTGTCCAGTACCACGAGCAAATACCATCTCTGACTCGTTATCGTCACTACGTGTCGGATTAAACATGGCGTGTGTTCCTGCATTCGCGTTAATATTCATTTTCAGCGGTCGGTCACGGAACGCCCAGTCAAACTCATTTGTCTTATGAGAAGTACTCATAAATTGTTTCTCTTTGATAATAGTGCCTGCTAACTTAGCGTTCATCTTGTTAATAACGCTTTGGTCACCGTCAATAGCCGCTTGCACATCTCGATAGGTAAACCCTGCGCCAAGCATAATGTTACTAAGATACTCCTCCGCCGCCATACGCGCTACTTGGATATCTTTATTCAGAGGGAGCATGTTCCTGTCCATTGCCAGAACTGTAGCAAGGTTCTTTTCGTGCCGACCTGTAAACGCATCTTCAAGGGATTGCCCATCTTCCATATTACGTAACACCTCGTTTATTCGGAAAGAGTTACTTGACTGAAAGTACGGTGCCCAACCTTCTGTAACCTGAGTGATGTCTTCTTCAGGCATCGGTGTCTTTCTATTATCCACGTCCGAGTATTTGTTATATTTATCCCTAGAACTTGAACTCGTGTTATGCCCAACCATGGTTAATTACCCTTTCTGTTCTACCCCCATGTTATCACATGCCACACCAATTTCATAGCACTGCGTCTGTATCATTCTGCTTACCGCTTCGCCAATTTGACGGATTATTTAGGTGGGCTAATCTCATACCACAACTACGGGAACACGTCTTAGTCTTGCCGTAACGGTCTGTAATAAAATCCTTACCGCATATAACGCAACTTCGATGAACACTGTTTAAGCCGTTGTGTCTTCGATAATACTGTTCACATGCCCCACTGCAAAATTTATGCTTTGCTCTGCGCTTAACTCCCATAAACTGCTTTCCGCAATTTTCACAAGTATATAACACAAGAGGATTTAGTATTCCCTGCTCATGTAACCGTTTTGTGTTTTGGCGAGAGCACTCTCTCCCTGCTTCGGATTTATGCCAACTTATTGCTTTCTCCCGTGCCTTTGCGAGATTTTCCGCATCTTTTTTCAACCGTTCAGGAGACTTATTTTTTCCGTGCATGGTAGAGTGGTCTTTATTAGGCAAACACTCAAGATTACTGATATCGTTGTTTGTTTTATCTGCGTCTATATGGTGTATTACATAACCGCATGGTATCTCTCCGTTATAGTATTCCCAAACATACCTGTGCATAAGCACTAACTTACCATTGATATGTGCGCCCAAATAGCCAGTAGTTTGCCCAATAAACTTTATACCGTTAAAATACTGTGCTTGCATCTAATCACCCCCGTAAGGTAATTATATATTATGTATCTCACCGTGTCAACATCAGTTACCTTTTCTAGCCCAATATTTATTTAATGCATATCTAACGGCGTCAATAGAATGGTTGTTTTCGTCTGGATAGGCACTTATAAAATTACCGTTTCTGTCCTGTTCATATTCGTAGTTGACAAATTCCCAATAAGTTAATGGGCACGCTCGTTTATCAATATAGATGTGCCTTAATCCTTGTAGCCATTTGACGCCATACCGTACCGACTCGCTTCCTTTGATAGCAGGTCTTATAAATGCTCCATACGCCTTAAAGTCCGCGATGGATTTCTGCTCTGCGCTATCTGCAATAACAGGTTCTTCCCTGCTGACCAGTTTCTGCTCGTCGTACAGTTCCCTAAACACCACTTCATTACGTGTCTTAAGAGTATTGTACTCCTTGAAGATGTACAAATCCAGATGCTTCGCGTCAAAGTGCAACCGTACGAAACGGAACGGGTCTCTTGCAAACCCCCAGTCAATACCGTTGTATATATGGTCGAACGTCTGCCATAGCGGTTTCTTTCCGTCTGGTGTATCCACAAGTACAGACATATCCATATCTTCTGCGTTGGGGAATACGTCACCACCAGTACCGATAGCCTGACCCAAGTACTCATGAACGTACGCTCGCTCATTCTTGTTCTTCAGGTCTTCTGCTTCTTCGATGAACTGCTCACCCAGCCAGTCCCTAGGAACGTCAAGATACGTATTACGGAATACCAGCGTGTTAGGCGAATTAACTTCTGCCTGCTCTGCATACTCGTTCGCCCAGTTGTTTCTGCTTATCGGTGGGTTAAAAGTTCTAAAGTCCCAAAACAACTGACCGCCACGCATCGTAGACTGAAGTACGTTACGGAGTTCTGCTTCCCCTGCAAACTGGTCAAGTTCCTCGAACCACGTTACCCCTATATAACCACGGCTCACCTTAATGGACTTTACTTTCATCGGGTCGTCCAAGCCCATAAAGAATATCTTCTGTCCCGTGGGAAGATAAATTATAGGATTGCTGTATGTCTTGGGGATGTGGAACCACTCAGACAGACCCAACTTCTCAATGCCCCAAACTACCTGTGCGTAAATACTGTTCTGAATGGTATTGCCCACCTTGCGGAAACAGACGGCATTCACGTCGGGATAGTTGATTATGAGCAACGGGATTGCCACGCCACCCACCATGGATGACTTGGTACTTCCTCGACCACCTGCAAACACATAGTGCGTGTGACCATGACCAAGTATGTCCTGCATAACAGGTACATAACTCGGTATAATGCACTCACGCATTCTGAGGTCAACAGTGGGCATTACTTCTTCTTCCCTTCGATGAATCTGTGCGCGCCGTTAATAGTCACCCACTTACCATCTTTATTGGGTGTAGCCTTACTCTTCGACGCTCCCTTGTTATCCTTACTCAGTCGGTTGATTTCGTCTCTCTTAAAGACTGTCTTTTCCTTGCTCATCAGTGCCTCCCTGTCCCCAGTCCAACTTAAGAATGACAACATTGTCTTTCTCTTCATTACCGATTGCCCTGTCTTCCAAGATGGACATACGCTTGGCAAGTTCCATGGCACACTTCGTTCTCTCTGCCAATGATGCTTCCAAGCCAAAAGCGTCCTTCACGTCCCCCCTCATGACACCTGTATAGTACTCCATGATTTCCTGCATGGTGGCGATGCTCTCGTTCTTGGCTTTCTCTGTCCTGTAGCGAATTTCCTCAATGATGTGGGGTTTTCGAATTATCTTTCTAGCCTCGGACGATGCTTTCGAACTGTCTTCTTCCCCATAGGCTTCCTTATATGCTTGGGTCTGTGTAGCACCGCTTACATGCAAGTCTATAAACTTGGCTTCCTTAGTAGAAAGCGGGTGTCCGTCATGTGTAAATAGACCTGAGTTGTCTGCTACTTTACGTGGCATAGTGTTAATGTCTCCTAATTGTTAAAAACGGACGGTATAGACTGTTATATCTATTCCGCCCGTTCTGCGAGTTCTTTATTGTTGTCGGTTACTCGTAAACCTTACCGTTGTTCCCTGCGTCGCAGATAGCGTCGATTTCGGCTTCCTCTTCTGCTGTGAGTTTACCGCTCTCGATACCCTCGTCCTCTAAAGCATCGTAATCTTCGTCAGACATAGCCTTAATCTCTGCGTTAATCGCTTTTACGGCTTCTTCTACCGTACCGCCGTTCTCCTCGATGTAGCTGTTAATAGCCACTTGGTCGATTTCGGAAATGTGGTTGATGTCGATGTAATACTTCTTTGCCATGTGTGCCTCCTAATTGTAATTATCTATTTGTTCTTAATGCAATCTTAAGCCCTGATTTCTTAGCGATACGTGCGATTTCGTTCTGCTCTTTCTCGTTAACGTGTCTGCGTGCAATGACTGCCGCCTGTGCGGGTGTCTTGCCAGCACGGATAGCCTTGTTGTAACGGGACGTGTACATCGGTAGTGAGTTGTTCTGTCTCTGAACACGGTTTGCAGAACCCTTGATGTTGTTCACGAACCTAGACCAGACTTTTCTACGGTCTGCAAGTCTGCGCTCTCTTTCTGCCGCTGTTTCATATCCTCGCTTACTCGAACCGAGCACCTTACCATTTGCACCATAGTCATAACCGTTTGCTTCATCTACTGCTTTCCAGTCAAAGTAAACTGTTCCCTGCTCACCGCCGATAAAATCAGGCATTCTCTCCTGCGCGGTCGTTGCAATGGTGGTAATCAGTCCGCCGATACGTGCCTGACGTACGCCCATATCAGGGTTGAGGTTAGCGATAGAAGAACCGTACGAACCTGTGGACGCTCCTGACCTAATTCCTACTGCCATAAGTTTTCTCCTTAGTTGCTGATTATGGACAGTCTGCCCATATCAAGTTTGTTTACATAATATAGTTTATAACGTTTAACGGCAATAGTCAAGACCGAAACCACCTAAAATAGCACCTACACAAGTCACGGTTTCTTCTCTCTGCGCTCATAATAGGCTTCCTTGGCTTTGTTCCACATCTCGTTATCCGTGGGAACTTCCCATCCGTTCATCTGAAACCAGTAGTCCCTTAAAAACAGTAAGATTTGGATTTGGGAAGTACTGCTGAATAACTCGACCGCCATGGAACGTTTCTTTTCCTCGTCGTACACCGCCTGCCGTATGATATACACCGTAACGGGACGGTTCTGCTCAAAACTGTAAAACTGCTTCGTGTTATACAGTATGGTTCCGCCCTTGCCATTGATAGCCTGTTGCAATTTGTGTATGTTCACGCTGTTACTTGCCATAAGTCATCGTCTCCTAACAAAACCATTATATCATGGTTATCAACGGTACGGTTTGTATGTTGCTGGAATGCTTGCCACCTTTTCAGCAAGACTACACACATTGGCGTAATCTCACTGTAAGGTGGTAGATATCAACGTATACGGAAGTACGTCGCTCTCACGTACGTGCCAAGACCCTTACTTGCTCCTCGGATATGTAAGGCACGCCCCACTGGATTTCTCCACAAGCCCGACCTGTTATTTAACGTCGCGACTGACGAATACGGTATTTGTTTTCGGGTCAGGTAACCGTGAACCTAGGTCTGTTTGTATCGCGCCGCCACCGTGTCCTATGCGCTTTTTGGGCAATAAAAAAGCACCTCTTGCGAAATAGTCGGGTTATTCGCGAAGATGCTCTTCTACCAGTCTTATGAACGCCTTGTGTTAACCCGACATCCACAAGACTGTTTGTAATTATAATACCACGACAGCCAAAAAAGTCAACCCCCTATTTTCTTATAGGCAACTACACATAAAAAATCGACGATGCCCAAAATCAAGCACCCCCGTCTGCCATGTCTCTCTCACACCATGGGGGGCGCCCTATTGTATATAGCGTGTAGCCACTCAAAATCCAGCGCGCCTTATGAACGGCAGTGGGAGCACCGACTTCGGATATAGGGGGAGTGGCGTGGGGACAGAAAAATATACCCGTTTCTGACGGGTGGGGGTTAATGTCTTTTTCTAGGTGTGGGGGTGCGCGGTGTCTGTTTTTTTTCAGATGAAAAAAGAGCCTTGCCCATAGGCACCCCTCCCCCCTATGTTTAATTAAACAGATGTCGTTTTCTCTGCGCCTTAAGGTAACACAACTTGCCATAACCTCTCTGCTTGCTCTCTTCGCTTCTCAACTTGCGCCCGCAGATTAAGCAATAGCCCTTAGCCTCTAATGGATTATTCACCAGAGGGCGGATATAAGGGGTCACATCAGACTGATTAGGATATAATCTATCGCGTGCTCTTCGCATAACGTGCCCTCCTTAATGCCCTTTTCACACTTGCGCAATATCTGTAAACAATTCGCGATGTCCTTAGATGAGCGCTTGTTCAGATTTTTTGAAATGCCATAGATTTCCTTGGATGACAGCCCTGTCTCTTTGGTGATTTCCACGTCCCTGTAATTGTCTTCCTTGCATGTCTGCACTAGTAATAATCGCCGTAACGCGTTATAAAGCACTGTAATCAACTTTAAGGGTGGGATGTCCCCCGCCTGCGCGCACGCGTACGCGGTCGCCTTGTCTTTGGCAATAATCGCGTTTCCTAGGTCAAACAGCATGTCGCCCGTGTCTTCATGGATAACGCCCCTGTAAAGCATTTCGTCGGTCACTTCGTCAGGTGTCCAGTCGGGCAATGCCTGCGCGATAGCCTGCGCCTTGTCAAGTTCCAGCAGAATGCGTCCGTAAGAGCCGTTACATGCCTCAATTAAGCGCTTGCACATATCGTCAGATATCGGGAATACTTTCTGTATATGGTGGGTCAGGACGGGCACGGAGAACGCGTCAAAAGCAATACATATATCCTCATGCGCCTTATAGAATTTACTGCGCTTGTCTATGCTGTCTACGGTCAGTACGAGCGCACTGTCTCCGAGTGTAGCCACCTTGTCCCACACCGACTCGTTAGCCATAAAGTCCTTGTCTGCATAGCATACAAACAGTTTAGGTTTATCGAGTAACGACCTCTTGTAAGTAAATGCATCGCGCACTTGGTCAATTATTTGGACTTCTCTGCCACTACATTCCGCTAGGTGCTCCCAGTAAATGCGCATCCCCTCACGCTCTAAACCGTGGAAGACATAGAACTGCCCCACGGTCTGCGCGCGTATTGCTTTTTTCAAGTCAAAGATATTCATTCTTCCTTAGTGCCATCCTTCTTGGCACGCTCTACGTTCTTGTCGAACACCTGAATAAACCTTTGTAGCATATCGCGGCGCTCCTCTGTCGTGACACCGTGCCCGTCGCACCATGTGTCAAAGACCGCCCCCAGAATGGACATAAAGTCCGATTCTTTCTCGTAACTTATCAGCATACGCGATATCACTACTGCGTCGTTTATCTTGTTGCGTAATTTCTCCATCAGTCTCTGTTCGTCTGTCATCTATACCTCCTTACCACGGTCTCACATATACGCCGCACACGATATCGTGCGGGCGGTAGCCGAAGCAGTCCTTATGCCAGTCGGAGTAAAAGCCCCATGCGTCGTACAGTTCGGGATTATTGTGAATTTCTTCCCACGTCTTGCCCTCGAAGTGCTTCTCGAAGAACGCGCGCACCTTGTCCTCGTTCTCTTCGCGGTACTCGTCGTCCTCAACGGCGTTTACTGTCTCATAAATCGGGTAATAATAGTCCCAGTCGTCCCCGACATAATCAAGGTGCTTTTCGCAAGCCTTGCGTACTTCGCGGCGCTGTTCCTTGGTCATTGCCTTGACCTCTGCGTATGTGTAAGGCATAACGTCAACGGTTTCGTAGATATAACCGAGACCGCACTCGTAGTCGTATGCTTTCTCTTTTGCCGCGTACTCGGCTTCCTCGGCTTCCCAAGCACCGTTCATGCCAGCGATTTCTTCCATAGCCTCTGCAACTACTGTGTTCATGTCTGCGATTTTTTTCATTTTCAAGTCCTCCGAGTTTTATTAGGTTTATTGTCTATCGACATCTTAATGATAAACGTTGTTGCTAATGTTGTCAATAGGTTTTTTCAAAAATCTGAAAAATATTTTCAAGCGCTCAAGTACGCCTATTCTGCCTTATGAAAGATATATTTATCCCAGTCACCTGCACGCAGTTCGTCCACGTCTGCAAGTGTAAGCGCGTCCGCGTGCCTTATGTGTCCTGTAAGGTCAATATACACCTTGCCGTATTCTGTAAGGTTATCGTTAGCGATATCGCGCTCGTCGTCGGTCATGTCAATGTGGCACTCGATATCTGTAATAGTATCGCACTTAAACCACACTACTACACGTGACAAGTCGCGCTCTGCTGGCGTCCCTGACTCGTCCACGTATGCCCACGTCTTAAGTTCCTTGTTATTCCAGTCGCGCAGGATTCTAGTCTTTGCCTGCTCGTTACAAAGGAAATACCAGACCTTTGCGTCCTTGTCCCAGTTCGCGCCGTCTCTTTTAAGCAGGTCGCGCTGGTCGTATGTTCTGCCCTTAACGATAACCTTGTACATTAGTTTAGCCCCCTTAGTCTGCATAATGGACGTCAACGTCGATTTTCTCGTCCTCAAGTGCCTCGAAGATACCTTCGGCGTACTCCTCTACGCGCGCACGCTCGATGTTCTCGAATGTACGATACCAGAATGCCTTGACATTCTCGCCCTTGGTGAAATCATAAAAACGCGGAACGTATGTGAAACCAAAGACTTTCAGCCAGTCCTTATGTGCAAAAGTGTTTCCTGTAACTTTGATGGTTGCGTATGTTGCTGTCATGTTCGTATCCTCCTGCGAGTGTTTTGAGTGTGTGACTTTCATCACCATCATAATATCAAAAAGATACTCACGTGTCAACAACTTTTTTGAAAAAATTAAAAAAGATTTCTTTGGGATACTCCAAACAACTGGCGCTCTATGTTTTCGCGGTATTCTGACGGTATAACTTCCCTGTGGTCGCGTATATACTTCTTAACGACGTCTTCCACGTATACGGTCGGTTTTCCTGCTCCTACGTTCATATGTCTGCGTACGTTACTAGACGGACGCCACAGCGCGTTAACGTTCTCAACTGCCCCTGTGCTCATATAGCAACTGTTGTACTTCAGATAATTGTCAAACTGCCCGCCTATCAGGTCAATACCACAACAGCAACGCGACTGACTCATGAAATGCAGGTCGTTGTCTGCTACACCGACTTTCACGCCATACTTATTGGCACATTGTATCAACTGCTCTGCATTACGCCGTTTTATCTCGTGTTTGAACTCTGTTACCCCGCCTGTCTGCGTGAACTGGTCAGAATTAAGGCAATGTTCAAGCAACGCATCAAGCGCATTATAACTGTCTGCAATAACGTGCAAGTGTTCTACTGAGTAATAAGACGGTATATCTCCCAGTGCATTCATTAAAGCGAACGCCTCGTGCACATTGATTATCGGCTGAATGCGTACACTACACCACAGACCGAAGTCGTTGCGAAGCAACTGTACGAACTCGGCGCGCTGTTGCGCTGTCGGCGTATTTAATTCCCACTTACGGATATATTCAGGCGTCCACCCCATAATAGATACCTGAAATGCGTGTCTACTTGGATTAAGTAGCGGATAATAGTCATCAGGCAGACTCGCGGTCTTTGTGCTAAAGCATATCGGATAATCATACTGGTTGGATATCTCTATCAGCCCCTTGGTTAGGTGTTCCGTCCACTCCCTACGCTGGAACGGGTCAGACATACCGCCACAATGCAAAGGCACTCTATGCCGTAATAACTCGACAATAACGGACATTGACGGCTTGTCGGTCTCTAAAGCAAGGTAAAACTTCCTGCGGACTTCCTCTAGGTCGGCTTGCCTCCACAGGCTCAACCCCGTACCTGTTTCATGAAATGCTTCCATGTTTGCGAAACAATACCTACACCCATAGTCA